CTTGCTCATTGGGGATTCGCCAATACGGACAATTGGCTTGTTATACATGGCTACATTTGGAGCCTTTGGTAGTTGTGTAGGTGTTCTGCCACCAACGCCGTAAGGCGTTACAGTTCCGAAGCAATTGCACTCAATGCACATTATTCTTCCTCATCTTCGTAAATGTCCTCATCTTCTATAGTGGGAGAGGGCAGTCCCCACAGTGGCTCTGGAACGATAGGCTCAGTCATCATCTTCCTCATCCAGTAACCGCTTAATCTCATCCTCAGAAGGTGCTTTATATGACACCCAACTTGGATAAGAACCTTTATCCATGACAAAAGCCATGGCGACATCAGACTTAAAACCTGCTTTAATTAAAGAGCGGTAGTACTCGTTAAGCCAAATACAGTACATTTCTAATTCTGTATACGACTCATCTTTGACTGTGCGCACACGCTTTACTGGTTGTTTTTTTCTTGGTGGTTTGCGAGCAGCCATGATTCCTCCCTATGCTCCGAACGCCTTGCCAGTTTCATTTGAAATTCTTACTGCTTCTTGAACCTTCTTCATGCTGGTTCCTGCGGGCTGTATGCCCTGAGCGCGGGCATCTCTATATGCCTGCAATTCTTTATCCCATTTTCTTGACGATACATTAAGGTTAGAGTTGGCATCTCCTGTATTCATGACAAGAGTTCCAACCTTGCAACCAAAGCAACCCTCAACAAACTCTGGGTGGGTCTGTATTTGATGTAGGTTCATGCTGGTGTTATGTATTCTCCATAGCCTTGCGCTGTTAGCGCATCGGCTGTCTGTTGTGTAATCAGAGTTGATGTACCACCTGGGTAATACTCCTCGGCAGTGTTTGTCAGAATCTGACTTGGGTATCTGTATGAGGAATATACACCGTTTAAACGCAAGACTGAGATACCACGCGCTATCTTGTAGCGAGCAAAGAGGATGTTATCCCCTGCTGGAGTTTCATCTACCGTAGGGGTAGTGAAGTAATACATTGACATTAAGCCTCCTAATGGACTCACCCCGAAGGGATAGACTTTTCAAATATGCCTATCCCTCAGAGTCAATCAACTAAAGTGCAGCGATTGAAGAACCAGTTTCAATGCGGTATAGCGCCTCATTGCGGTAGATGCTCCATCCGAGAACACCGTACCAACCGATTGGGCGGAAACGCATCAACTTATCAGTGACTGGACCGATAACAACATTTGGCTCCTGTGATACTGCCTCAGCCAATGCCTGCTTACCGCAGAGGATTGTTGAGAATACGCGAGTTACAGGGGTTACAGTTACAACAGTAGTTGCAGTAACTGCAGCAGTGTTAGCAGTGTCAACAGTGAATGTAGTTGTTGAACCTGAAGTTGAGATTGCAGTAATCTTGGCACCTGAAGCGATACCAGTTCCTGAAACCTTGTCGCCTACTTCTGCGCGAGTTGCAATGACTGCAGATGAAGCAACACCGAAGGTGAAGCCTGCTGATGTACCAGCAACAGTTACTGCTGTGGTAGCAAGAGCGGTCTGGTCAGCACCTGACTTAGCAGAGTACATGCGTGGGTTTTCAATATAGAAAGCACCTTCGTAAGTTCCGATGGAACCAGCAAACAAGTTGCCGAGAGATGCATCTGTGTGTGAGTGGGTGTCACGCCAGCCGACAGAACCTGATTCTGCACGGAGGTCGTGTGATACTTCTGGGTGAATACCGACCCAGTAAAGGCTTCCAGCGCGTGGAACAGCCTTGTTGGAGCGGAGTTTAGCAACAGCCTTGCGGAGGTCAGCAGAATCAATTGTGTCTGATGCTGTGATTGTTGCGGTTGATGTGCGTGTTCCACCGTAGATAACATTTGTGCCTGCGACAAGGACATTCTGTGCCACTGTGTCTAGTGAGTCAGCCATGTTGTACGCGATGATGTCTGCAACAGCAGGGTCAACATCGGATAGTGAGAACAACTGTAGTTTACGGGTAACAAGTGATGCATTTCCGTACTCATTGAGAGTTACAGATACGGTATCAACATTGTTCAAAGCAACTGCATCTACATCTGTTGTTTCAGAGAGAGTGGAAGTTGCTGCTGCCAAGTCGTTGTAAAGTGAGAATACAACGGAGTTGCCTGGCATAGCCTGTTGTACAGGCTTCTTATCCGCAACAGCACGAATCATCGGCTGAGCGCGGAGGGCAAATTCAACATAACGGTCATACGCTGTCTTGACTAGACCAGCGAGCGCCGAGGTGTCTGTATATGCCATGTAGGTTCACCTCCTGGTGATTGGTTGATGTGTGAGTTATTTATTGCAATCCAAGGAGTGCATCTAGGTCCTCACGAGTTTTGGCTCCTGCAATCTTTGCAAACGCATCTTCATCAACATCTGGCGCAGTGCCAGTTGCAACGAGATTATTGATTCTTGCTTGTGCCATAACTTCTGGACTCTTTTGTGCAGGCTTTTCTTCAGATGGAGTTTGGATTCCAAATACATCGCCGTATTCATTCACCCAAGTAGTGATTGCCTCCTCAGAGGAATCAATATCTTGTGGGATAAATGCAGCAATCTTTGGGTTTAATCCCTTAGCCTGTAGCACATCCTTGACAGTACGCTGACGGGTCTGAGTTTTCAGACCGCTCAACTCCTGTTCTAGTTCTTTCGCACGCTTTTCTAGCGCACGGTTTACTTTGCGGAGTTGTCCGACAACATCAGTAGTTGTGTCGTCATCTTCGTCATCGTATTCGTAATTGGTAGCCATCTACCTATCTCCCTTTTGTTAGTTGTATTCGCAATCCACAAGGCAGTTCGGGGAAACTACTTTGGCTATTGCTTCCAGACTTATACGCCCCCCTGGGCTGGTCGGTCAGGGTGGGGATTCTTATATTGTGGTTGTGCTTCGTAGGGTTGAACCTGTTACACCACCACGAGAGGAGAAGCGGGCTGCTTCACGCTGAGCGCGTTGCTGTGATGCAAGCAATGCTTCTGGACTGCCTTCAATAACAGCCTGCAACGCTTCTTGTTCATTGTATGTAACGCCTTCAAGTTGAGCAAGGCGTTGTTGTGTACGGCGTAATTGACCTGCACTGCCAAGTGCCTTAGAAAGTTCAGCCTCTGAAAGTTTTGCATAGGATTCTGTACCAGCAATGTTTTCTGCTTGTTGTGCTGTGATGCCACCGAGAGTAAATCCAGCAGCACGACCAATTCCTACGAATTGTGCAGCCTTAGCCTGCTTCTGAATCAATGGTAATGCACGCTCTGCATCAAGAACAAAGGCTGTTAAATCGCCTTCTCCTACGCCATAAAAATCTATTAGTTGTTGTTTAACCGCAGGGTTTAAACTACGAGCCAAATCTTGACCTACTTGTAGACGGTCTTGGAATTCCTTTGGAGATACTTCTTTTCCAATCAAATCACCAAAGTCATCTGGCGTGTCGTAGAAACCTTTAGGAATATCAAAGAAACGAGCAGTTTGAACCATAGCATTTTCGTTTTTCATATATTCTGATTCAGTAATAGTACGACCTGCCTTACGCAACGCAGCCATACCAGGAAAACGCTTTTGATATTCTGGTTGGTCGTAAAGTTCAAGCATGACTTGTTCTTCTGAAACATCAGCCATAATACGGCGGTCAATGAATCCAGCAAGTCCTTCAAGACCATAACCTGCCAACATTGTGGTTAGTTTGTCTTTAGCCTTTACCTTAAGAGCCAACTTAGCAGCATCTGCTTCAGCCTTTTGTTGAGCAGCAAGTGCATCAAACTTAGCCTGTTGTGTAGCCAATGCTTTTGTAATAGCAGCATCTACATCTGCTTGAGTTAAACCTTTAGTACCACTTGCGCCGTCAGTACTGCCTGAACCATCAGTTGCTGCATTACTGGCATTAGGCTTGCTAGACACAAAAGAAATATAATTACCGCTTGCATCTGTTGTAAATTTAGCACCAAATGTTTGGTAACTGCCAGGACCAGTAGCAACTTGTAATTGCTGGCTTCCATCAGAATTTGTAACAATTCTATAGCCAAGATAACCAGCAGAGGAACCAAATAGTTTTTCTAGTCCAGCAGGAAATGACCCTGCGGTAAAACCAGCAGGAAGATTACCAGTAGCAATGTTATTACCATCTGTGCTTGGTGGGTTTGATGTTGTCTTTAAAGTATTAGCACCAACTGCACTATTGAAGGTAGCCTGAGTAGCGCCACCTTGAGAGCGTGTTTCAGCACTTGAAGCCTGCGGAGAATCTATTGGAGTTTGATATAACTTCCAACGACCACTTGAAGCCCCACCAATCCAACCGTAATACTTAACCATGTTAGGGTCATCTTGTTCAGCCTCTGGGCGAACTGTTGGGTTGCGCATTGGGTCTGCTTCAGCACGAGCCTTGGCTGCATCTGCTAAACGCTTTTCACGCTCTGCTTTTAATTGGGCTAAGCGTTCTTCTCTGTCAACTGCCATTAGATTGCCACCAATCCAAATTTGTTTAACATGCTGATTCCATAACCCTCATACAAGCGTGTGGCATTTTCTGTATATTGCCAACGGTCATCTTGCTTGATTAACTTTTCTGCATCCCATGCTGGTCGCATCATAATCTTGCCTGTTTTTTCATCAGCCATTGTAAATATCTTGCCGTCTTTCCACAACGGGTCGTTCCAATCAAGAGTATCTTCATCAACCTCAAGTAGGTCAGCCCATTTCTTACGATGCAAGGAAGTTACATCCCATAAAGTACGACCT